CACACCGACAGGAATCAGTGCGGAGAGCAATGTAGTTAATAGAATACTCATGGCATCCAATCGAAAAGTCCCGGAGCATGTTCCGAGAGTTTGTTATTAATAATCTTTGCTACCTCGCGGATTTCCCACTGTGCATGTTTGTCAGCACGTAGTTTGATGAAGTCCAGCCAAGCTTGAAAGTTACCTGTGACAATTAGTTCCGTGGTCCCACCATTCGGTAGTACAAATCTTGCATCTTCTTTCTTAACACCGGAAGATAGTAGTGCTTTATATTGTACCAGCGCAGTTTGATATGAAGCAGTGATAATAGCAGCCATATCTGGAGAGACTGGCGGAACGACAAAGTCTGTTTCTGTTTCATTGCAATACCTCTGTGATCTTTGGAGGAAGTCTAGATGTTTTGATCTAACAAACTGGTGACTACAAGCTCGGCTGATTCCTCCGACATGAAATGTTGCGAAAGCAAATCGAAGAGTTGCAAGATGGCCCTTATCTTTACAAGAGATAGCGCGCTTAATGCAAGTTTCTTTTTCAAGGTTGGAGTTATAGCAGATGCCTGCAAATCGTCCGATAAGTTCGAGTGAGTTTGGTGTGACGTACTCAAGCTCAACGTGCATCACCAGACCCTGTCAGTACATCACGAGCCTTGCGAGACTCTAGTTTAGAATTATTGATAGTAAGTAGATCTTCGAAACTATATCCCAACGCATCTGCCATACGGGCGATGTACCAACAAACATCACCAAGCTCAAAAACAATACCACCAATATCAAGCTTGCCATCACGAAGATGCTTTTTGATTTTGTCTGCGACTTCACCAGCTTCTCCATTAAGACCAAGTGCTAGGTAGGAAAGTTCAGCATCGTTACCAGTACCCGCACCGGGATAGATTGCAGTGCTGAGTGTCCAATTTTGGTATGAGTTTGCATCCATTATTTAATTTCCTTAAGTTCTTCATTAGCAATAAGAGCGTTTAGATAATCGCGAGACTTATAGAGATCGCGCAGACCATCCTTTTCTCGCCATCTAAATACATACTTCATGATGTTACCTTCAGCAAATGGAACTTGCTTGTCAATAAGCAAATCCATTAGTCGAGTGTCGCCATAATGACTAGGACTTTGCATTTAAAAGCCTTTCAATTTCATTTGCAGCTTCTTCTAGTAAATCAGCTAAACGATCAGGTTTGTTTTCTTGAACAGATTTACGTGTACTAATCTGTCTGCGAATTGTAGCACGAATTCGCAATCGTTCAATTAAACTTTGCATAATGCTCCTGTAAATATTTTAGCGAAACAAAGTGTTCATCAAAAGAACCATTCTGTACATCATACGCCATAAGAATCCCACGAAAATGGTTATTACCTTGCGGCCCTAGATAATCTTCATCATGTTCATAACATGAACCAGCAATGATGCAAGTGATAGTAGAACCATCTGGTCTCTTACCGTAGGCGACTTGTTTTCCTTGTTGGTGTCCAGCAATGCAAGACATATGTAACTTGCTAACCATAGCAGATGCAGTTGTAGCTGCTCTACCCATAACTCCTGTTGGAAAATAATGACTATAAGCGATACCGTCGATAAAGACAGGCTTAAGGAAATCATGTACTTCCCAATCTTGATAGGGAAGATCTTGCGTACTAATGAGTCCTTCCAATTTCGGATCATCGTTGATAGCCCTATTAATACGGTTCTCATGATTGCCTAGAAGCATTACCTTTCGTGGATTATATTGCTTTTTCTTTTGTGCTTTAGCTGTAACATTATAAGAATACAATGGCTCAAGAAGACAATACATAGCCTTCTTAGCTGCATCAATGTCTTTGGTATAACGACGGCCTTCAAATGATTTCTTTCCTACGTCATAGCTAGATAGACTTGGCATGTCAGCAAAATCGCCTAGGTGAATAACAACATCTGGCTGAACATCAACAATATATTTACCAATACGAGTTAGAAATTCAAAGTCATGTCCATCTTTACATTGTGTGTCCGGGATAATGAGATGTGTCTTCATAGATATATAATCTCTATTAAGTGATCACCTTCGTTGTGTGCATACTTATGCATTTCTGCCATGGTTTTAAAATGTTTAGTCACTACGACTCCATCAGAGTATCTAAATTTGACTGTAATCATTGGATCATTTCTGGTGTATTATGAAAATTACAAGCATCGTCTGCAGAGAGTAGACGAAAGGGAAACATATCTTGGTCTATTAAATACATCAAAGACAACCTCTGCAAATAGTTGAGGTCGTCTTGTGATGCTTTAACGTAAACTTCAAATGTTCCTTCATCAGTATCTAGTTTATGTTTGATATCCACGATTGGATAGTCTCCACATCTCGAATACCACACCAAACAAACCCATGCTTGTCTGCCCACTTAGCGTGGCTGTACTTAGTACCACCACAAAGCTTATTAGGATTGTCAAAGACAAACCGCAGATCTAGGTCAGGATATTGTTGCTTAAGCAAGACATACTTGTTTCGTTCTTGGTGGTCAGATAAGTACCCCTTTGTTTCAATAAGTGGTCCATTAAGTAGGGTCCAATCAACCGTGTACTTATGTTGTGACTCTGGCACTGTATATGGGATAACTGTAACTTCATAGTCGTACTCAGCTTGGTTCTCAAGAAGAATCTCCTCAAACTTTAACTCTAGTTTGCTGCGCCGTTTCCGCTCACTCATTTACAAACCTTATCAATTAGATATTGAATTTTATATTGTAAATCAGATTCTTTAGCTGAACAAAATGGAAAACGATTCTTATTTTCTTCTCTATATGCAGCACGTAAGATGTTATGAAAATCCACCAGATCTTTCTCAGATTCTAATACAACGGTAATAGGTGTAAATTGTTTTTGAATTTTCATATGTTGACTAGATCCAAACTAGAAGGTTTTTCTGCATAGCAACCATTGAAAGCCCATTGACAGGGCCACCACACATCACTGTCTTCGTCATAATACGCACCGTTTATGTAGTCTTCGTAGAAGATTTCATAGACTCTAACATCAGACCCAGCTCGTGTTCTAACGTTGAGGGTATAATTAATTGGGTGTCCGTTCGATTTGCCCATGTTACTCCTTTCTCACGACATAACCACATACACATGAGGTTAATCGCGAGTTGATGTTTATCTTGATACATGTCATAGACTGTATCAAACATTTCTTGTTCTTCGTAACAACCTTCTAAATACTTGGCTGCTTTCTTTGGACCAATGCCTGTGAGACCAATTAGATTATCGGTCTTATCACCAATTAAGACTTGTTGATAAAAGGTGGATAATCCATTTGTTGTAGTAACAAAATCAACTTCTTCCTTAACAAAGTTATAATGGTTTCCCGGAACTTGTTTAAGATCTTTGTCAATAGAACAGATAACACTTTCATTATACGTTTGACTCCATGCTAGAGCATCATCAGCTTCATAACCTTCAAAGACTTCCCCATTCCAGTGGTCCATGAGATACTGCTTACAAGCTTTACGATGGACAGGATCAACAGTGTCTCTACGATTAGCTTTGTATTCAGGATAGACAAGGTAACGGAAGTTCTTAGAAGGAGAAAGGAAACAGTTGTAAGCATCTGCTTGAGTAGTATGAATGATCTGCTTCATTAGTTGTTCTGTTCGTAGCAGCGCAACTTCTTCATCAGCCTCACAAATTCTCTCGCCTTCTACAGTACGCTCACAACTTGCTGCACAACGATATGCTACAATGTCTCCGTCAATTAATGCTATCATACTTTCATCCGTGATGAGTACTGCCCTTGTCCTGTTAGTTTAAACGCTGCACTGGTAGCAATCTGCTCTGTCTTGATTGAACCACATAGCGGACACTCTTGAGGAGTGCCGCCTGTGGAAACAAACTTCTCAAAGACATGATCACATTCCTTGCAATGATAATCATGTACCTTAATCATTACATTGGTACGTCGTCATCGTCGTCAAAGGTAGGCAGATCTGCCAGCTTAGGAGGATCTACATCCACACCAAAGACGAAGGCTTCGTATTGCTTGGCAAGATCAATGACCTCGCCAACAGTTGGAGCTTTCTTATCTGTCTTGAGAGTATCAATTGCGGAGCTAATTGACGACTGACGAACAATATAGACTTGCTTCTTGGCACGTTCTTCAGGAGTCTCATAGGTGGACTTGGGTGAAGAGAAACTCGTTGAACCTGTGCCCTTTGTGCCAGTCTCAGGGCTACCGCCAGACCCAGTGTTAACACCAGTTGCGATAGTCGCTCCAATCCAATCCCAATAGCCCTTCTCATTCTTCTGCATTTCGATGGCATAAACTTCACCCTTCTTTGCATCGACAATAGTCTTATAGACAGCAGGATTGCTGAAAGACATAAGCTTCTTAGACGATGTTTGACCCTTAGCAATATCCTTAAAGGTCACTTCAGCCATCTTGTACTTACCCTTATCTTCTACAGACGCATCAATGAATTGAATTTGAATTTGCATGTTATCTTTCTTATTTATATTTATTAATTAATTACTATCTATACTTAATATTATACCACATATTTTCTATGTGTCAAGCACAAAGTGCGTGCCCTTTCGGGCTAATACTAGTCTTCAAGATCTTTCATATTAGGACCGACAGTGACCTCTCCGCACATCGGGAGATTCCATTCGATGCCAAAGGCTCGTTCAATATTCTTAGGAAGATCCTTAAACACATCTACCATGATTTCCTTAACCACTTCAACCTCGTCAGGGGGCGAGTCGGATGTGAGAGAATCATGAATAGTGCTAATAAGTAAACTACGCAACTTATACTTAGAAAAACGGGCAGCAAGGCTAACCCTAGCAACAGCCATAACGTCCGCTCCAAGACCCTGATTGGGGTAGTTGGTAACTTCATATTCGGAAAATTCACCTCGTTTATTTTTCTTGAATTGGTATTGTCTACCAAGGGGTGAACGTAACCTTCCGGTAGCATT